CCAATTTAACTCTTTGCATATTTTTTTCCAAATCTCATCTTGTTCAATCTTTTTTTGTTCTTTTAGCATAGGAAAATGTTTTAAATATTTTGTCTCTCCTATCAATTCACACAACTTATATAAAGTATAATAATAGTTTAGGAAGTTCACTCTATCTGTAGGACAGAACTTAGCATAAGGAACTTGTATATCTACAAATAAATTACATAATGTTTCTTCCAATTGTGGTCTCATGATTGGTGGTTTAATGCCTAATTTATCTTTAATAAATGTAATATGTTCATAATACTTATTATATCCTAATCTTTTTAAGATTTCCTTTGTTTTTTTATTTGTTAATGTTGAAAGTTCAATACGCTCTTTTTTGATTTGATGTTTAATATTTTCAATAATCTCTTTTGGTATATCTGTTGTTTCTTTTGCTTGAAATTGAGCTAATATTTCTTTAAAGTGATTGATACGTCGGTATGCATAAAATGAGATTTCTTTAGGAGGTTCTTTATATGTTGGTTTATCATTATGTATTAAGTATTTCATAAAAACATGACAATGATTGCATATCATTATACCGTCTCCAACGCTTTGTATCATTTCACCTTTGTTACATTTTGTACATATGTGATGATTTTCATCAGGATTTAAATATTCACTGTTATACAAATCGAAATTGTTTTTTCGCATATATGTAGCAATACACTGTTTATAGTCACCATGATTTATTTCTTCATTCTTTTTTGTTTTATCAAAAAAACGATGAATGAGTGTTTTAGGATTATTATTATGCTCTATATTTTTTTTAATTTCAAAATACTGCGATAGTTCATTGTAGTTTTCTAAAAAGTACATATTGATATATTGTTCTTGTTTTTTCTTTTTCTGTTCTTGTTTTTTTATTTTTTCATTGTATTGTTGTATTTTTTCATCATCTTCGCAATCATTTAATTTGTCTCTATATTCTCTTATTTTTTCATCACATTTTTCTATAATTGCTAACTCTTTTGAACCGAAACCTTTTATTGTATTTGAAAATAACTGGTCTACTGTATATCTATCGTTTTGCATATTAAATTATTTTATGTATTATTTTTATATTTTTAATCATTCTTATTAATAATGAATATAGATTTGAAATCATATACTTCTAAAGAATGGAGTAAGATAATGTTTATTATGAACGCAATAGAAGACGGTTGGTGTGTTAGAAAAAAGGATAGTGTTTATATATTCTCAAAGCATAAAGGTAAGGAAAAACAATTATATGAAGAAAAATATTTGGAAAAATTTATACAAAAATATTTTAATATTAATTAATTTAGCAATTTTTATTTTTTTTTCTTTGACTAATATATAAAAAAAACATGGGAGGTGGATTGATGCAACTCGTAGCTTACGGTGCCCAAGATGTATATCTTACGGGTAACCCACAAATCACATTCTGGAAGGTGACCTACCGTCGCCACACTAACTTCGCAATGGAATCTATTGAGCAAACTTTCAACGGTCAAGCTGATTTCGGCCGTCGTGTAACATGTACCATTTCCCGCAATGGTGACCTTGCTTACCGCACATACCTTCAAGTAACTCTCCCAGAGATTGGCCAATCTTTAGGAAATGGCACAAATGTTTTCGCTCGCTGGTTGGATTTCCCAGGACATCAACTCATTGAGAATGTAGAGGTTGAGATTGGAGGCCAACGCATTGAGAAGCAATACGGTGACTGGATGCACATATGGAACCAACTTACCATGGACAAGAACCAAGAGGCTGGTTACAACAAGATGGTTGGTAACACCACCCAACTTACCTTTGTAACTGATCCTAGTTACGCTGATGTTGATGGACCTTGTGATTCGACCGCTCCTCGTCAAGTGTGTGCTCCTCGCAATGCTCTTCCAGAGACCACCCTTTACGTGCCTCTTCAATTCTGGTTCTGCTGCAACCCAGGTCTTGCTCTTCCACTCATCGCACTCCAATACCACGAAGTTAAGGTGAACCTTGATCTCCGCGCAATTGACGAGTGCCTCTGGGCTGTAAGCGCATTGGGTGGTGTGGATGGTGAAGGTGACCTCAAGGTCACTTCTGCTTACGCTCAATCCCTTGTGTCTGCTTCGCTTTACGTTGATTACATCTACCTTGACACTGATGAGCGCCGTCGTATGGCACAAAACCCGCATGAATACCTTATTGAGCAACTTCAATACACTGGTGCTGAATCGGTTGGTTCCTCGGCTAACAAGATTCGCCTTAACTTCAACCACCCATGTAAGGAACTCGTATGGGTTGTACAACCTGACTGCAATGTTGATTACTGCGCGGGAACCACCGCTGGTACGTCTCTTTACAACGTTCTTGGTGCTCAACCATTCAACTACACTGATGCTATGGATGCTCTTCCAAACTCTATCAAGGCGTTCGGTTCTGATCAAACTGTTGACGGAACCACAGGATTCATTGCTGATGGTCTATTTGAAACAGCTGACGCTCTTGAGATTAGTTCTGCGGCCGTGGCGCCTGGCCAGGTTTCTGGTGTATCGGATGCTGGTACATTTGTTCTTGCTGAGACTTCCCTTGACATGCACTGCTGGGGTGAGAATCCAGTGGTTACCGCTAAGCTCCAACTTAACGGACAAGACCGATTCTCGGAACGTGAGGGCACCTACTTTGACCAAGTTCAACCATGGCAACACCACACCCGTGCTCCAGACACAGGTGTTAATGTATACTCCTTTGCTCTTCGCCCAGAAGAACATCAACCATCGGGCACATGCAACATGTCCCGCATTGACAACGCCACTCTTCAACTCGTCCTTTCGAATGCGGCAGTAACTGGTTCCAACACCGCAAAGGTCCGTGTATACGCCCGCAACTACAATGTGCTCCGTATCATGAGCGGCATGGGTGGTCTTGCGTACTCCAACTAAGCAAACTATATATAATCATTCTTTATAATTATGAAAATCAATAAATAATCACTACATGTTTATTGTAGTAATTATTCTATTAAAGAACCAGGTTTTCTATAAATCTATACAATACATAAACTGTAAATAATAACAATACATCATATATCACCGCTTTATATCTAACACTATGAAACCATTTTGAAAAGAATGATTTGGACGGTGCTTGAGAAAGAAAATAGAGACAAAATCCTCCAGAAATTATTATAGTACCAAGTATGACCATTGCGATTTTAAGTATCTCTTGATTTATATGAAATATCATGACTAAACCTTGTGCGAAACACAAATACACAAATATGAGAAATATATCTAATGGTATATGTATATGAAAATTTTTATAATAATACTCATGTACAAGTGGTGAATTGTTAGAAAACCATTGCGGAATCCTTAGTAAATATACAATCACAAACAAAGAAACAAAACATGCCATAATAAAGGATAGTAGAGACTTAAATATATGCGTAAGATTCATATATAATATGATTGTATATTTTATTAAATCTCGCATTTATCTAAAATAATAGATGTCAATCTCACCATTTCTTTTGGTTTGTAGTTATAAATAATATTTTGGAAGAATAAATATTCATATATAAAGAGACAAATTAATAGAAATGTATTTTGTCTTATAATATAGAAATTTACTTTATAAAGATTTTGCTTATGAATTTTTAGAATAATATTCATTAAAATTATTAAAACCATAAGACTGCCATTTAATATGTAAGTAAAACGAATAGATACATGATTATTATATTCTTTCTGTTCGTTTATTATATAATTACTCAGCGGACTAAGATCTAAATGTGAATTGATACAAAAAAGTTCACCAATCATTTTCACCGATTTCAAATTTTGTCTAAATGCTTTTTCTTCTTGTTGAACAATGTAAAACCAAAAAAACATACTTTCAAATAATGAGAAAATAAATATATGAACTACACCATTGTATATATATATAATCTTTTCACAAATACTATTATTATCTTTATGTATCAAATTATGAGTATCTTCTTTTGGACCTATTTCATTTGGTTCATCATATGGCGTGAGTTCTATTTCATCCATTATTTAAATAGTATATATATATTGTTTTAAACATATTGTAAAGGTAATATAATATAATTTATGGATAATATTTCACAAAAATAATATTAAAGATATGTATATAATATTATAGAAGAATATGCAAATTTTTGTAAAGACACTTACAGGAAAGACGATTACATTGGATGCTGAACCGACTGATACGATTGAAAAAATCAAACAAAAACTTCAAGACAAAGAAGGTATTCCTCCTGATCAACAAAGGCTTATTTTTGCTGGTAAGCAATTGGAAGATGGTCGTACACTTTCTGACTATAATATTCAGAAAGAATCTACACTTCATTTGGTACTACGTTTGCGTGGATAATTTGCGTTATATAATATAAAAAAACAAATAGTATAATTTAACATGAAATTATATACTAAACCAGAATTTGATTATAATAAATATTCATATTTATCTGCCTATTCATCTATATTATTTATTCCATTGAGTTATATTATTCATGATTTTACAACTTTACCTTATTGGTTTTCATATATTATTCTAATTGGTAGTTTTATCTCTTGTATGCATCATTTACGTCCATATGGTCAAAAATGTTCATGGCGTGATTTATTTTATTACCTAGATATTACAATCGTATATTTCTTATGTATTTATTCGATTTATTTATTTTTTAATTCATATAGAACGTATATATATGCGATAACTTTAACATGTAATTATGTAATGATACGATATATTAATAATAATAAATTAAAAACACAATTACATACTTTATTTCATTTAATTGTTATTTATCTATTAATTAAAGAATCATTCATATTTTATCCAAAAATAACTAATTCATTTATATCATTAAAATACTTAGATAAATATTAATCAATGAATATATAATGTGTGGTATAACATTATATATTTCAAAAAAACACACAACAAATGCTATAAATCATGTTATTGAATCTC